AGGTATATGAAATATCGTAACGGGTAGCTCCATCACCATCATCAACTTCATTTGCATAGAAAACCGTATTAATTAATCCACTAGAAATAGGACCAAATCCCCCTGTTATAACTGGCATCATTGCCCTTGCCCTGTAATCATACAAAGTATGAGTCAAAGTATTTTGGCTAAATATGTAAAGGTATCTTGGGGGTAAGGCAGAAGAATTCGCATCTCCTCCATTGCTAACATGCCTGATGTAGAAATATCCTGTATTGCTTCTGTATATTGCACATGCGCCGAGAGTGCTTTCGTTGGCTGGGTTAGTTATTGTGCCGTTATTCACCCTTGCAATCTGTGACAGTCCCATGCCATTCAGGTGGAATGACGAATAAATATTACCACTTCCGTCATTGCCTCCATCATTCAACACATTGGCAGGCAGGTCAGCATATGAAGAAATCAACGAATTATCGTTTATTGTCTCTTTCATGTATTTTATTGAGCCACCTGACCTCCTGTTTAGTTTGAATTTCACTACTCTTTTATTTGCAGGGTCAAGAACGAAGACTTTATTTCCTGAAGGGCAGACTTGCTTGCTTGAGATAATATCATTGAAGCCTTGACATTCAATCCCGTTGTATACCTTCTTGGTTATTGTGTCATACTGGACGTAGTAGTTGTGCGACTCGTATTGCCAGTTCCCGTTTACTTGGTATCTGAACAGGATTTTGAGGAATGCTGGCACAAGTGATTTTTTCGGTTTCTTCTTGTAGATTTTGTTATCTGATGTGTTGACTGCGACGATTTCGTTGTTGTATGAAAGTGTTCCGCGATAGCCACTCTCAAGAATGACGAGCTTGTCCTGTTGATTGTAGACCACCTGCTTGTTGGACTTTATTTTGTTCCTGACATGGTTCATTGAGTCGTACCAGTTATTATCGCCAGACAGTGTCTCATCAGGGATTTTGAATTTCTTTTCCCTCAACACGCCGTCATTTGACGGCACAACTCCAATTGCGCATTCTAGCCCATCTGCGGTTTCCTGTAGGTTTATCGTGTTCTGAGGGATGATTATTTCTCTTGGCTCTGGCATACCTACACCTCATGGACGAACCTTACTGGTGTTGCTGACATTGTTCTGCCTTCTCTTATTGCTGGTCTCTCCTTGTCGCCGTAGACGTAGTTCATTAGTCTCTTGAGTTCCTCTTCCGCTTTCTTTCGGTAATACATGCTTTCGTTCTCCATCCTCATTCTGTCGTAGATGTATTCGCATGTCTTGTATACTATGGCGTCCTTGAAGTCCTCTGGCATGTCAATCACATCGCTTGCGCTTGAGAATAGTTGCGTGTCAATGTAGTCAAATGCTAGGTTGGGTAGGAATACAGCGGGAATGTAATCGTCTGGTGGAAAAGTGATACGGTTTGAATAGATTGTGACGCCGTCTTTGAGAGTTCTTGATGATCTGTCAAGAGAGTAGTAGACAACTAGCCTGTCAAAATACACGTTGCCACTTGAGTCAATAAGAAAGAATATAACAGGCTGAGGGACTACAACTTTGCTTAGGTCGTTTGCACTGATTGTCATGTCATACCTGTCGTTTGTTGACAAGACTGTGAGGTCGCCTGATGTGGAGGATGGGGTTTGCGGTATCGGGGACACTGACAAATACGATACACCGCCACTCCAGAAATACGGGGATGTTGACGATATATCGTCAAGAGGCTCGTTTCTAAATCTTATCTCATACAGCATGTTTTTGCCGTAGAGGTAGACGTTGGTTATTGTCAGTAGGGATGTTGGGAGCTGGCACGCGTATGGCAGGTTGCCATATACGTATGTGCTTGTGAACTTGTTGAAGAAGTAGTAGTTTTTGGAGAAAGGGAATACCCTGAGGTATCCCCTTTTTTTGTTTAGTCCGAGTGTCTTCAGGATTGTGTTGACAACGTCCTGGATAATCGGGAGTGATACCTGGGTTGTGCCGAGTGTGAGTGAGTATAGGTGCTCGTCGTTGACAATGAACTTTATTTTCTCAAGGACGTCGCCGACCGTCATTTGACGAATATCTTGAGTGGGCTCGTTGACACCACTACGCCGATAACCGCGTTTGCGTCCTCTGATATTCTCTTCTTGACCTTGCCGTTTGCAGCTGCCACGACCTCATCGCCGACTGCTGGCGATGTGTAGGATGCGTCTGCAGTGACCTGCGTTATTCCGTTAATCAGTATCCACGTGTAGGCTATTGTGTTTTTGGGGATGTTGGCTACGAGCACTCCCTTTGGAGATGCTGTTGAGCCTGTTGTTGGCGACACTTCGGTGTCTGATATCCAGGCTACAACAGTCCACTTGTTGTAGCCACTGCCTGCTGGCGTTGTGATTTTTGCGAGCTTGTATATGTTGCCGTCATGTGACACTCTGAGTGACCCTACGGGCTCAAGCGCATTGGTTGAGAACGAGCCGATGTCAATAGCAAATGTCTTCCACATAGTTACCCTCCATGATTTATGGGGTGATCACCCCTTATGAAGTTGAGCTACCAACGTTAATCACTTTTGCCTGTGTTCTTCTTCTTGTGCATGCGAGTGTCCACTCAATCTCAACGATTGAAATGAGAGTCCTTGCCTTGCCTGACGGGTCCTCAACCTTGAACTCTGGCGGGTTCATGTCAAGCGACTTGTATAGTATCATTATGTCATCAGTTGACAGGAAGTACATTGTCCTGTCGGGTATGAACGGGTCATCAACGATTGTTATCCCGTTGAATTTGACGTTGTCAAATCCAACGTCAACAAGTGACTTGTCCTGTAGTAGCACCTGTGGGAATACAGAGGCTTTGATGAGCGAGTAGATGTGCCCTGTTGTTAGCACTAGGTTCGGCCTTAGGTCAGGCTGACCTTTTGAAATTCTGTAGACCACGTCGCTCATGAATAGGTCAATCGTCCTTACGTCTGTAGTTCTATATGTTGACAGTAGTGCTGTGTCGTCACTGACATTGTATGGATACCCTCCAGCCGTCACATCAATCACAAGCGGGTTCCATGACGGGTAGGTATTCTCGTCAATTCCTGCGTAGTTGTTGTTCGGTGTCAGGATGACTTCAAGTCCTGTTGGCGCGTTAGGCTCAACTGCTGGGTCGCCGTAGATGAGGTCAAGTAGGAACTGCTTCTTGACGCTCTCCTCAAACTCCTTCATTCTGTCGGTAACCAAGTCAATTATCTTTGCCTCGCCTCTGTTGGCTTCAATCTCATCCTTTGAGACTGAGATTGCCTTTTGCATTATTCCGAGCTGGAACTTACCAACTACTGGGTTCCCCACTCTTGACGTTTCTATGACGTCGTAGAACCTCTTTCTCTGAGTGGGGATGTCAGTCTCGGTGAGCCTCACTCTGAACTCGTATGATATTCCGCCAGTCACTTTCCTTTTGTTCTTGCCCAGGATTGTGGCGAGTGCTGACGACTTCCACATCCTGTCAACGACCTCGTTGAAGAGGTCATAATCACGAATAATCGTGTTTAGCTCTTGGCGAAGGTCCTCCAAAGTTGCCATTTTACTCCCTCCTTATTTCTTCTTTTCGTCCCCCCTTTCAGGCTACTCCTCTTTGCTTCTTGATAATCTCTGCTATCTCGTACCACGATTTATTCTTTATCGTGGCGCTTATGTCTTCCTTTGGCGTTGCCTTCTGTGGCTTGATTGCCTTGTTGTCCTCCGTGACCCTCTTATTTTTACTATCAATCTCCGCTATCGTTTTTCGCAAGTCTGTGATGAGGTCTGGGCTGTCAATCCCGATTGCGAGCATCATCTTAACGAGCTCAGTCTCACTCATTCCGACCTCCTTTGCGACTATTGGCACGGTCTGTTCCCAGTATTTTGCCTTTATTCTCTGGAACTCGTGTGGCGGTATCTGCTCATACCAGTATCCTTTTGTTTGCTGTTCCTGTGTCTCCTGTTCTTCCTGTTCCTGTGTTTCTTGTTCTTGTGTCTGTGCTTCGGCTTGCTTTTCTGGTGGCTGTTCCACCTGTATGTCGTTTTCAGGTTGCACCGTTTGCTGTTCTTGTTGTTCTTGTGGCTCCTGTTGTGTCAATTCGCTCTGGACTTTGTCACTGAGGTCCATTACTGACCACCTCCCTGCTGTTGCGGTGGCATTTCACCGCCTTGCTGTTGTGTCTGTGCCTGGTTCATCTGGTCAATGATTGCCTTTACGATTAGTGCGAATACGAACTTCTGTGCGTCTGCCTCTGTGTAGCCCTGCGATATGAGTTTCTGTATCATGTCCTGTATCTGCTGTTGCTTTGACGGGTCCTGCATGATTTGCAGTGCTGTCTGGATCACCTCAGGTGTGACTTGAGCGGGGTCAATACCGACGCTTCTCAGGAATGCCTCGCCCTCAGGAGAAAGGGCTGGCACCTGCTGTGCCTGGGCTTGTTGCTGAAATTCTTGTCCTAACGGCATATTGCTTCCTCCCATAATAAGATTGCCAACGTTCTTGACTAGTTCTTTACTGACGAGGTCATTTATGCTAAATTTGATTTCTTCCTCACCAAAGAAGTATGGGTAATTTCTTCGTATGAAGTCAAACACTACTTGTGGTGGCATTACGCCCGACTGCGCGAGTTTTATCATTGCGTCAAGAATGCTGTCCGCGTTTCGCGTGTCTGCGATTGTTGGCGTTGCGTTTATCTCAAACTGTTCGTTGTCCACCAGTTCGTCAATGAGGTCAAGGTCTTCTGGCGTGAAGCCGAACTTAACTCTGAACTCGTCGTATGTTGAGATTGTTTTTGCGACGAGCACTACTAGCCTTCGTAGCATCTGTGTTATCATTGGGACCTTGAGCTGTAGTCTTGAGAGTGCGATGTTGTATAGTTGGTTGACTGCGACACCGCTTGTCACTGACTGAGGTCTCACGCCACGAAGTATCTCGTTTATTCCGAAAATGTCGTCTGCGAGTGCTGATGACAGGTTGTATGCCTCAAAGTTGAAGTTTAGTCCGATCCCGCGATCAACTGCGATGTCGCTTCCTTCTGGCACTGGTATCTTTGCGCCAGGGTATAGCTCAACTTCGGTTGCTGGCATGTTTCGTATCTTTGCTATTCCGAGAGCTGTTATGCCCATTACGAGGTCTGAGTATGATATGAGCTTGTTGATGAATATCTGGATGTCCTTTGATGCGTATGCTTCGGATATCTTGTAGTCAAAGATGTTGGTTATGTCGGGTGAGGATGGTATGAAGACGTATGGGTAGTCGTCAATTGGAGGAATACCGCTAATCACCTTGTATGACTTGCCGTCCTCGTTGTAGTTTAGCAGTGGGGACGTGTCCCAGTCGTATGAGATTTGTCTTCTGCCTGTCTCAATTATCTTGAGGTCTGAGACTTTGCCAGTCTCCTCGTCTTTTGAGTAGATGGCGTAGTATACGGAGTATGTGTCTGGCAGGTTGAGCTGGTCATATCTTGGTGTTGTGAGTGGTCTTAGTGGGTTATCCTTAGACGCTACGTATCTTTCAACGATATACGACACTTTCCTCAGGTTCACCTCGCCCATCTGCGTGTATATGTTGTGTAGCGGGATTTCCTGTATCTCAACCTTCCTGAGTTTCGGCAGTGGGCTGAATTTGATTACCGAGACGCCAGTTATCATTGAGCTTGCGAACGCTGATGCTATGACACCGAAGTTCTGCGGGTCGGAGATAACGGCATTCACCGCGTCCTGTAGTTTTTTCACAACACTCTTATACTTCCCACTCTGCACGTCTAGTGACAGTCTCGGGTATGACTGAATGAAGTATGCGGTCAGTGTTCGCTTGTATCCGATGATTTTGTTGTGCACTCTGGACGGGATGTTATCAAGTGATATCCTTTCCCAGAGGTCGTTTCGCCACTGGTCGCCCATTGCGAACCTTGAGATGAAGTAGATGTCCTTGTAGTGGTTCTGGAATATCCTTATCTCCTTGCCGATTTTTTCCAAAAGCGCCACATCCTCTTTTTTCATAGCACCTCTTCCCCGTATCTGTTCTTAATGTAATCCATTGCCTGTCTCGGTGTCATCTTGAGCCCATCAATTAGGATACGCCCGTGTCTTGTGTCCTTTTCTGTTAGTTCCCTTGCATGCTCACCGCAGATTGGACACTTTGTTCTTTCTTGGCGGTTACCGAGCGTTATGTGCTTCCTTCTGCATATGAAGAACTTCATAGCCTCAGTAGCTCATCTTCTTTCTTTTTCTGCTCGTCATCAACTTCAATTTGCCTGTCTTTGGTATTTTCATGTGGCGTGTTAATCATTTTCTCAAGTCTCATCACTTTGAAGTATAAGATGAGTGACATTGTGAATGCGACTATTGACAGTGTAAGTGACAGGACGTTGAGGAATGTAATCATACAGCACCTCCATTGTCTCCACCGCCACCATCACCACTACCACTACCGCCACTGTCTCCGCTCCCGCCACTGCTACCTCGTGCTCTACGTCTTCTTCTCATTCTCTTTATCCACAGTATCATGCTTTACCTCCTTTTTTTCTTAGTTTCATCAAGGTTTTTGCGAGGTTCACGCGTCTTAGGAGTTTCCTTTCGGACGGTGAGAGCTTGGATTTTTCGGCTTTCTTGCGCAGTCTTGATGAGACTTGGTTGAGTTTAGTCATTGTGACTTTCTTGACGCCGAGCTGTTTCTTGAGTGCGCCTTTGTGCTTGATTGCCTTCTGTATCCACTTTTTCGCCATGTCCGCCTCCTACAGTAAACTATATCTACGCACTTTTGTATTTTCAATCTCAAGTTGCTTTTTTGTCAATGTTTCTTGTGAAACGTTGCTTTCAGTTTCAAGTGACAGGGGGTCAATGAGGTCGGTGAGTATGAGAGTTGCGGAGATGAAGTCTTCTGGCTTCTGGTTGTTCTTCATTCTGAAGTCTACGAGTTCCTTTGCCATCCTGTAGTGGATGTCAATTGCCTTTCTTGAAATCATTTCTCTGAGCATGTGCACTCTCGTTGTCTTTCCCTCGTTCCCGATATACACGCCTGCCACCTTGCTGTTTGGTGGCTTGTAGAAGTTTGTGTAGCCCATGCTTGTTGCTATCTCGTAGAGTGCTATTCCTAGCCCGTTCCGTTCAAACGAAATCACCGAGTATATGCCGTAATACTTTCTGATCACGTGTATGAGCTGCTTGGTGAATGCCGAAATGCTCTCGTTGTTTGAGAACAGTGCGCCGTAGAGCGTTCCGACCTTTGAGTAAAACAAAGCGACTGAGAAGTCCTTGCCAATACCGCCAGCAACGTCAACGCCGACAACTATCTGGTTCCTGTAGTCTGGCGAGTTGAAGTATGGGAACTCCCTGAATATCTCAAATATTCCGAAGCTCCCTTCTTTCCTGAAGAGGGCGAATGCGTCCTCAGTTGCCGATACCTCACTTTCAATGACCTTGCCCGTTGATATGTCCTCAACGAGCATTAGCCTTTTTGTTGGGTACTTGATGACCTGCTTCATCTCCTCTTCGGTCATTCTGACCATGTCAACCTCAATTCTGTAGTAGCCGAGTATCCTAGCCTGGTATTCGTCCTCATCGGCTGACAGCGCCCTGATTTTCTCTGCGGTCTGTGCGAAGATGTTCTCGGTTGTTGCCATCTCAACGATTGCGAAGTTATTCTCGTCCCAGCGCTTGTTCGTTGCGATGAAGTAGTCGTAGATGAAGTCCACCTCCCTCAGTGGCGTGTATGCCATTATCACCTGACCCTGGGTGTCAATTGTCCTTGCGTATGCCTCGTCAAACGTTGAGCTTCTCGGTGGTCGCTCATCAAATGCCACAAAGTCAACACTTGCGGACTGGAACGTGTCATCGTCCGACTGACCACTCTTGAAGTTCACCGTTGTCTTGAAGATGTTGAATGTGTTGTGTTTTGTGTTCCACTTTGCCTTCTTGTTGTCACCAATGAGGTCTGCGATTTTGCGTGCAACGATGTTTTTGCCCATGTCGTAGTTGATTGTCACAACCCATATGACGTTCTTGGGGTTCTCAAGAGCCTTGACGATGACAGCGTATGCGAGTGCCGTTGTCTTACCGCTCTTATTCCCTCCCTTCGCAATCACAATCTCTCTCTTCTTGACGAAGATCTCCCAGAGAAATAGCCACTGCTTCCTGTGTAGTTTCATCTTGAGAAACGGGTATTTTTTCTGGAAATACCTGATTGTCCTGGCGAATGCGATTAGGTCGCTTCTGTATTTCCGCTTCGCAATCTCAAGCGTTGTCTTGAATTCCTTCGTCTTGTATAGGAAGTTGTCGTAGATGATTTTCTTTACCGCGTTCCGTGCCTCCCTGACAACACTACTTTCAACGTTATAAGCAATCGGGTAAATCATAGTTCTTCCTCTATGGGCTGTGTCACTGCGCTGGACTTCTCCTTTCGTTCAAGCGCCTTGACCATGATCTCCAGTATCTTGACCCTTTCTTTATCATCAAGGTTCTGTGAGTTCACTTGCGAGTAGCAGTATGCGAGTATCCAGTCCCAGTTGACATTCTTCGCCTCATCAAGCATGACATCCTCAACCATCACGCTCTGCAGAATTGCCTTTATCTTCTTCCCCCACCTTGAAACGAACTTCTTGTATCCGCTATCACCACCCTCATACACCCTCTTGTAGGCATCAAGGACCGTAGTCTTCTCCTTCCTGATTATGTCAATCACCTCTCTCACTCTTGGCGGTAGAAGCGCCATCTCAAGCAGTATGTTACTCTGCTCGTATTTAATCTTTCTTCTTCCTCTTCTCATCTTCCTCAAGTATCTTCTGAAGGTCCTCCTTTGTTAGAGCAACAACGACCTTCGTTATGTCATCTGCGCCAGACCTGTACCTCACAAACACAACGTCTGGGAACGGTATTCCCCTTGCAGTGCAGAACCTGTATATCCTGGCAAGCGCAAGAGGCGACAGCGACTGCTTAAGCCTCTTCCTAACAAGCGAGAGTTTCTGCATTGTGAAGCCTATCTCATTAGCAAGCGTCTTCATGTTGACAAACTTCACTATGTCATCAAGCAACTTCTTGTGAAGACTGGGGACCTCATCATATGAGGGCTTCGTCATGATAAAATTATAAACAATCAGTTCACAGATTGTCAAGTGTAGCTCAAAAACGCAACTTGTCAAAATTGACAACTCACCTGTCAAAATTGACAAGTCTCCGTTATTAAATCGTAAGATTTAATAACGAGAATAATATATTTACCCTCATATGAGCTCTAGTAGTACTACATACGTATGTACCCTAATATAGCTCTCCTATATATTTATTCCCGTTTATTATTTTTCTTACGAAAAATAATAAACGAAGCACTTGCAAGAACTGCTTCGTGGTCACACTTGACAACTGAACGTTGAGTTTGTTATAATTATTCCAGGTTGGTATCTGACAGGGGGTGTGTAGGGAACGGGGCCTGTTGTAGGCTTTGTTCCCTGTTTTG